GCTCCCATTCGGTTAACTTGTGATGGGGTTAAGACTGGGATTTGAAACTCTTTGGCAAGACCTTTAGTAGCGATAAATACATCATCGATTTCATCTTTACGTTCTGCGAACTTACCTTTAGACGGTGCTCGTAAATAATCAACGTAATCGATTACAATCATATCTGGTTTATGGTCCATATCTATACATTTCTGGATATGAGACTTAATGGTGTTCACAGTAGCACCTTTTGGAGGGTATTCTTTTACAATAAGCTTACCTTTAAGACCTTCTACTACTTTTTCAACCTCTTTTCTATGCTTATTTACTTCATCAATAGAGTATCCAGTAAAGTAACAGTCGAATCGTTTACCTACGTAATCTTCACCTAACTCTAAAGTATAGTAATTAACATTATACCCCATTTTAACGGCATGGGCTGCTGCTGCTACCATCGTCCAAGATTTACCCCCTCCTGGGTTACCAAATACGATAACTAAATCTCCTGGGCCAAAGCCTCCTTGAATCCCATCATTCATTAAAGGCCAAGGTGTAGGAACGGTAGGTCTATAGTTCTCTCTATATCGAGATTCTACATCTTTATTGTACTCATGACCCATATTCTTATCCATTCCAGCTTTCATTGCTTTTTCAACCATATTTCTAATACCGTCGAAATCACCTTCTTTTAATAAGTCTGCTGAGGATAAGATTGCATGTTTCATTTCTTGGTTCTTACAAAATCCTAAGAACTCTTCCTGTACATACTCTAAATCGTCTTGGGTGGCTGCATAAGAGTTTCTTAACTCTTCTTTTAACGCTACAACTAAAATCTCGTTATCTAGTTTCTGAAGTTCTACTTTTAAGACATCCATTGTAACGGTAGTATGGTACTTATCAAAGTAGTCCATAATGTTGTTGATAATCCACTTATGTGAATCGGCATCAAAATAGTCCTCTTTGAGTACATCTCTAACGTTAAGTAGAAATTTCTTGTCTGTAAGTAATGATCCTAGTACTTTTAGTTGGAACCCCTTCCCGTACTGCTGTAAACTCTTTAATGTCATCTAATAACCTTTTTATTATAAATTAAATATATGATTTTTAATTCTATTTTCCTACTAATTTCTCCAAAATACTTGTAATAAAACTATGACAGTCATTAGGAGTAATATCACTCCAGTTTTAAGTGTTACAGGTTCATTTAAGTGTATATAAGTTAATAATGTGAACCCTAAAATACCTGTAACAAATCCTACTATTCTAACTGGCCATAGTTCTCCTCCTGAGTATTCGGCAATGTATGTTGTACCGTAGATGTAAAATAATCCGATTGGTATTCCTACAATACCTGAAACAATAATTGGATGCTGTTTAATCCATGGACTTATAAATTGACCATTTGTCTGGTACCAAGCTATCACTTGTCCGGTAAAGAAAAATAATGCGCCTAATAGTAGTTCTTTTATTTTCATCTTACTGTTGTTAACCTTCTAAAGTTTTCTAACCAACCTTCTGTGTTCTTTGTAATACCTTCAATTTTATCAATTTCAAGTAAATGTAAGAATCCTCCAGTTTGTAATTTTGGCATCTCACTTTTTAATACTTCGAGTACATGTGCCATCTCCTTTTCATCTAAATCAGTTTCATGTAAATCCATNAACTTAAAGTTAGTTTCAACACGATCCCATTCAGTAATAATNTTAGGAAANATTTTCTTNTCGTTCATCTTCTCTTCACATATNNTNTAAACATAGTCTAAAGTCATTCCCGGTTTATCTATAAGGTCTGGAAATTGAGATAGGATTGTTTTTATTCCTAATCCTTTTACTCCGGCTAAGTTATCTGAATTATCACCTAAAAGTGCTTTTACGATATTGTAATTTTCAGGTAGAACTTGAAGTTCTTCTTCTATATTACTTTTTGTAAAAGTTTTCTTTTTAACCGGTGCATATACCTCTACATGTTCATCAACTAGCTGTAAAAAGTCTTTATCTGAAGATACTATAGTTAGTTTCTTTTTAGACTTAGAAGCTGTTTTAGCTAAATACGCTATAATATCATCCGCCTCTAACTTTTCCATCATAAGCTGCTGGACTGGTAGGCATTCTAAGTAATCTTGAGTTCTAAACAACTGTCCAATTAATGCTTCAGTTTCTTCAGCTTTTGTATCATATAAACCCCAGTGAGTTATTCTTGAAGTAGCTCTCTGTGCTTTATAGTTCGGATCTATATTCTTTCTATTTGCTGATCCTCCTTTACCGTCCCATACAATTATAACTCTTGTTGGATCAAAAGTTCTTGTAACAAACCCCAGTGATCGCAAGAAGCCTACCAGGCCGCCAACATGGTGACCTGATGGGTTCATTGCTTTGAGCAGTGAGAAGCTACGAATTAACATATTCATAGCATCTATGACCAAGATATGGTCATTCAGCTCTCGGGGTGGGGTGGGTTTGAGATTATCTAAAATGTTATTATAGTTCCCCATTAATCAAGAATACCAGTTGTTATTTTTTCTTCTTCCATATCTCCTTCTTCAATAAGATCGAAGTCGATACTTCCAACTAATTTTAACCAGTGTTCTTTGTGGGCATCTCTATACTTATCAATAGCCTTTTTATCGTCTGGAATGAATCCATGTGCTGTCATTACAACTTTACCTCTAGACTGAACTCCTCCAATATGGTTCTTTTCAATCTGGATATTGGTTCTTTTAGCAAACTCGACTTGAAGGCCGTCTTTTACAGCTTTAATCTTAGAAGTTCCAGGGTTTGTAATGTTACCAAAAGTAACTACTAATGTAGCATCATACCACATAGACATTCCTCCTTTGTTCTGTAGTTTAGGCTGACCCATAGGGTGTTCAGGTTTCTGCGTCCATACTTTATTGATAGCTACTAGAGTATTTGTATAAGGTGAGTTCTCTTTTCTTGATAAAAGAATCTTTTGATTCAAGTTATTACCAAATTGAGTAGACATCGCCCCTGCATTCCATTCGTTATTGTTCTTATTAGAACGTACTGATAAATCACAAGGAATAGATCCGATTGAATCCCAGAAGAAACACATATCGAATGGTAAGTTACCTTTAGACTGCTCATCCATTAAGTCAGCCATATAGACTGCTACCTCTTCGATAGTATTTAATGTACCTCTATCAGCATATAGGAAATGTCCTTCGTAATCGGTTACATTTCCGTCGGCATCTTTAACTTCTTCGAACTGTAATCCCATTTCTTTAGCATGGTCCCAAGACCATTTCATCTCCGATATAATAAAAACTGGCAGTATGCCCAATTTCTGGGCATTGACTGCAGCTTCTAGTAAGGCAGTTGTTTTGCCTGTATCACTATGTCCGCGAAGGAGTGTGATATGTCCGGTAGGAATACCGGGGAGGGAGGTGATATCTTGGTATGCTTGAGAAAGAGGTATCCATTCTTGTTGTTTGAACTTAACCGAGGCTTCAGAAAAACCTTTCTTCTTCTTAAAATTGCCAAGGTTAAAATTCTTCTTGACTGCCGCAGACGCGGCCTCTTGTACTTCTTTCTTCTTTGCCATAAATATTACTCGTTAAATAGATCGTCAAATTTACTAACTGTATCTTGTTTTCCTACAGTTGCTGCTTCAGTAGTAAACGCAGCAGGTACTTTCTCTTGTCCTAAACTTGCAGGTAAAGAAGTATCGATGTTTGAGTTTGTTGCAGCAGCAGGAGCTGCTTCAGCTACAGAAGATGGATCTAAATAACCTTGTAATTGTTTCTTAATGAAAGCGTAATCGTATTCATTATGAACTTCTTTAGGGTCTGGTTGTTCTTTCAACCACTTATCCAATAACGCACTATCTTCTGTTAAACCTGAAGAGTTACGTTTAGGTCTTAATGAGGTTTCTGGGTAAGGATTACCTGCAGTCATAGTAACTGTAAGGTCTGTACCGTTAACTGGGTCTGTAATATCTCCGTAATCTTCGTCAGAAATAACAGCTAGTAAGGCTTTGTAGATAGTAATACCAAATCCCCATAATCTAACTCCTTTTTCTTCTTCTCCTCTAACAACTACAGGAGCAAAAATACGAGTTTTAGGATTCAACTTACCTGCTAATGACCAGTTGTCTTTATCAGAAGTCTTTTTTAGTTCGGCTACGAACTCCTCGATTGGATCTTGTTTACCAAAGTTTGATAAAGCTACCATCGGGTACTTTCCAACTCCATAATGGAATTTCATTTCCGTAAACGGCATGGAAGGATCATAAGTAGAAGGAACTAAACGTACAGTCTGTTCTCCTAATTGCGGTTTCCAAAAAATAGTAGAATAGTCAATTTTTTCTCTCTCTTGACCATTAGAGCTCAAAGCATCTAGCTTTGCTTGAATTGCACTCAAATCCATAATAATAACATTTTAATTATAACTTATTTATTCAATATAAGAAATTAATCTTATTTTTCCAACTCTATTATCTGAAATAGTTTGGTATTGATTCTTTTTAGTTCTGGGCCTTTAGTTAAAAGTATGCAGTTTCTGTAATCTGCCCAGTTGACTCTATAGCTAGGGTCAGGTACGCCTCCGTTAAGTTCCTTAATCAGGGTATTCAAAGCGTTAATCGTATAAAGTGTATTCGATTCTTTTTTTCTATGTACCAGGATGGTATTGTCTAAAAACGTTCCTACGTTTCCAAAATCAACATTATATGTACAGATGTATTCGTCTTGGCTTTTTGAATATAGGACAAATATTTTGCTGTAAATAATCTTGTATCTTTCCTGTATTGTATCAAGTACTCCTGCCAAAGTGTCTTCAGTGGCAAATGTACAAAACAGTTTGTTACTCATATCTTCATTTAAATAAATTGGCTCGATATCATAATCGAACAGTGGACTTACAGCATTTTGTGTCATATATAAATATTAAACTGTTTTATAAAACTAGGTCTTTACTAAATTTAAATTTTACCGGATATTTTTTACCCGATTCCATTAATCTCTGTACTTCTTCTAAGGTTTCTCTTCCATCCTCTTTATGAAAGTCAAAAAGTATAGCATCGTATGTGTACAGTACTATCTTAGTTTTTTTATCTTTGAGATACCTTAGTACATCTTTTAAGATAAGTATATTTCTTGCGGTTTCCAACGATTGCATCATATAGTTCATTAATTTCGCTGGATGCATCTCTTTTAACTCTTTAGTGAAGGGTTTATC